AATACATCATCAGCATAAAAGAAAACTCTACGATTATCTTGGCAAACTGTTCTACCTAATACTGCACCTCTATTTGGAGATATTACTGATAATCTAAATACTGTTGCACCACCCACATAGTCCATACGAACTATTTGGTTTTGTCTAAAAATATATGAAATCTCTCCAGAGGTTATGTGAGTTATCTGTCCACCTGATCCTGGTAGGTCTTGCAAGTCTGATTGTTTAGTTCCAGAAGCCCAAGTAGAAATATCATTAATTCCTGACCATTGTATTCTATTAGATGCACCAACATGATTACCTGTTACTAAAAAATCTCTTATGACACCTGAACATTTAAATACTGGTACAGTACCTGATGTTGCAATTGTAGATAAATTTGCAAAGTTAGTTGATGTACCCATTAAATAATATTGGGGTGCATCTACACCATTACTAGCTATGATATAATTTCCAAATTGAGTAAAGGTAAAGTAATCAGTATTGCCACCAGTTAAACCAGATTTTCTTGATGTAAAAGTTCCTGAAGCTAATTGATGTATGTCTGAATTAGTTGCTACAAAATTAAATACAGTATTAGAGTTATCTCTAAATGAACCTGCACCTCTACTATCTTTAGCTATATTGTTTGTAGAATAATTTACTAATGAAGGAAATCTTTTATAAGAGGAAGCTGCAAAATAAACATTGTTGGCAGTATTCGCACCAGGATTATTATATTCTGGTTGGTCAGGTAGCCATTCTCCAAAAGGTATTTGCATTATTCTCCTATTGGTTATTGTTTGTTACAAATTTAGATACATCATTAAACGCACCTGAAACAGTTACATCACCTCTTTGTTGTAAAGGTGCATTACCATATTGATCTTCTCTATCATTTCTCTCAAGTCTTTCTAAGGCAGTTGTGTACATTCCTTGCCATTGTTGAAGTCTTTGTGGATCAACACCACCTAAAAAATTAGCAGCATGATATAATGAACCATATAAATAAATTGCAGGATGACTTGCTAATATATAATTAGAAGTATTGGTATCTGATAGAGATGCAAACTTAGCATAATAATTTAATGTTCCTGTGTATGCAGAATCTGGAATGGGTGCAAATCTAAAATTATCACCTAGTATAGTATATGCTGAAGGCATACCAGTTGTAGATGAACCTCTAATTTGATCCATTTGAGCTGGAGTAATATATTTTAAAGCATACTTAGTTCCACCTGATGTTATAAAAAAATCTCTTACTTGTAAAAAATCTGTAGGTACAGATTCTGTTTCTGAATCTATTGTAATAGAAGTTGAGGTAATCATTTTTCTAACTCTTAGTTTAGAGTTAAGATCAGCTTCTGTTAAAACAATAAAATCATTAGCTATCTCAGTTGTTAAATCTGATCTGTTTAACCAGTTAGCTATTGATGTTTTTAAATCTGAATATGTTGCAAGTGCCATTATATTTTACCTTCTGCGGTTCTAAAATATTTAAACTCATTACTATTTAATTTTGTTTTTAATATTTTACTTTGAACTTCTTTAGGAAGTGCAAACCAATTACCATCTCCATTATACTCTTTTGCCCAAACAGATAAAGCTAAAGTTGGAATAGAAGCTACTCTTTTTAAATCTCTTGATTTAGAATAACCATCATCTTGATTTAATAATATTTTATTATGTTTTAAATGAGAGTCGATATTAACTTCTTCGTTTATAACAATTTTCTTTTCCATTTCATCTAATGAAAAAGTTTCTTTTTTTAAACCATCAACAACTGTATCTTTTTTCATCTGCCTTGACCTTTATATCTTGTTTGTTTTTTTTGTCTGCACTCTGATTTGTTCTGAGATTTTTTATGACAACCTGGTCTTTTTTTAGGTTGATCTCTTGGAACAAAATGAACAAACTTTTGTTTAGCCACTAAGCACTCATTTCAGTAACATATACATTTGTAGATGAACCATGAAATACTGCAATCTTTTCGCCAGGTGAAACTTTTAACATTTCTATTTCACCAGATGGTAATAAAGCTGATGTTGCACTTGCAGTAGGTGAACCACCTAAAACAAAATGACAATTAGCATCTCCAACTATTCTTATGTATTCAGTTTGTGTACCAAATGCAGCAGAAGCTGTTGAAGAATTATTAGTATTAAGTTTCTGTGTAGTACCAGGTCTTAAAGCATAATTATAACTCATTTTTTTTCTCCTAATTAATTATGGGGGAAATACCGCTAGGCAAGATCCCCCAAATATTGTTATATACTATTATCTTCTAATTACGAAAGTAATTTCCATTTTAGAAGCATTTGATGAACCACCATTAGTGATACATTCAATAGTACCATCTTCAGCAACAGTATTTAAAGCTGTTGGAGCAGCAGTTGCTACTTTACCAGCTGAACCTGAAGCTACATGACTTATAGCACCACCAGTTACTGCAACACCACCTATTTCAAAAGAGATAGCTGCTGTGCCAGTTGTAGTTGCTTTGTTGTGAGTGATGATTTTTACAATTTTTCCACCATCAGGTACACAAACAAAAGTTGATGAAGCTGTTGAAACATCTGGAATTGCAGATGTTAAAAAGTAATCGTTTAATGTTCTCATTTTATTATCCTATTTATTTGCTTCGTTCCGTCATTGACTTCAAAGACCAAACAAAATTATTAATTGAATGATGGGGGATAATTCCCCCACCACTTTAGATTTATTATGAAGTAGTTAAATCTGTGATTAAACCACTTGCTTTTTCATTTCTTGACTCAAGAGTGTACTCAGCAACCATAAATCTTTGGTCAGCATCTGCAGTTTGTGCAGGTGTTTGTAGAGCAAAATCTCTAAGGAAAGAAACTGCCCAATATTCCATATCTAGAATGTGAGCATCTTGTCCGATTTTAGCAGCAGTACCATTAGCACCTCTGATAAATCTGTTTGGTGATACTTGCATAGTTCCAAAGTCAGATTCGTACACATCAATAGAAGTAATTAATCTTCTATCTTCTGCAGCATCAAATCTAGTAGAACCACCAGTAAAGCCAGATAGTTTCTGTTTATTGAAAGCATTTACCATAATCATGTTAGGGTTTCCGCCTTCATTGTAACAGCTAACTAAAATACCTTTTAACTGATCTTCAGTAAAAGCTCTTTGAGTTCCATCTGTTCTTATAGCACCATTACCAGCACCAGAACCACCAGAACCTGCATCAACATTAGTTTCGTACCAAGTTGGACATCCACCAAGTTTTCTTGCAGCTGATGACGAACCAGCAGATTTAGCAACATTAGATAAAAGAGCAGTTTCCATATCTCTTTTTAATTCTTTTGCAGCTTTAGCTACTTGGTAAGCCATCTCATTATTTCTTCCAGCAGAAGTTACAGCTTCGTTAGTTGCAGTAACTTGAATTCCTTTAGTAGAAATTTGAGTGTGGTTATTTTCTAATACAGTTGGAGCCATAGTTCCATAAGAAATATCAGCACCTTCAACGGCAGCATTTGCAGCAACATCTGCTAGTGCATCTGTTTGCCATTGGTGTAAAGTATTAGTTGCTTTTGTTTTTGCAACTCCAGACATAAAAGGTGTTTCAGTTGGTGATATTGAATAAATAATATCAGCCAAATCTTCTCTTATACCTACAGTTGTGTATGTTTGGTATTTAGCCATTTGTTTTCTCCGTTAGGTTATTGTTTATAGATAACGCATCAGTAAATCGGTAGCATCTTTTGCATTACCGCTTTTCTTCAACGCATTAATCTTCTTCAACCTAGACTGACTATTTATATCTTCTTTAGTAGTTTTAACGCCTGACTTAACAACTGTGGTTGGCTTAACTTTTTTACTTACTAAATTGGGTTTAGTCGCATTAGCTTTCATACCATCCATGATCACATCAAAATATCTTGAATCATAAATTCTTGCGACATCATCATTTGAGAAGCCTTTAGAATTTAAATAACCCATGATATTATTTTTAACTGTAGTACCCTTAATAGGATCAGCAATCTCAGGATGTTTTAAATGAAGTTTTTTTTGTTCATTTCTTAATATATCCTGAAACTGAGCTTCTTGATGTTCTCTCAGTTTTTGCTGTGCTTGTTGAATTGATTGTTTTCGTTTTGTAATCTTACGATCAACTCTAGCAGCTTCAGTTGGATCTTCATCCCAAAGAGCATCAAGCTCCTTAGAATTCATATCATTGTTAATCTCAGCATTTAAAGTAACTACTAATGAATTTAAATCATCCATCTTAGTTGAATACTGATTTTTAAGACGATCTTCTTCAGATTTTAGCTCTCTTTTTTCAATTGCTATCTCCTCAGTTTTTCGTCTGTAGTCAGCATCTTTTTGATAACCTGCTTTTAATTCTTCAAGGTCAACATCAATCTTTTCACCATTAACAGTAACTTGGTGTAGATCGGTTGTTTGTTCTTCAATCGCATTTTCATCTTGTGATGCTTGTTCTTCATCTGCTACTTCCATTGTTTCCTCTGGTTGAGCAACAGGTTGTTGTTGTTCTTCTGTTTCAGTTTCCACTTTCGCTTCAACTTCTTCTTTTGGTTCAACTGGTGCTGCTTCTTTTTGAGGTTTTTTGATAACACCTTTAGTGTCCATCAAACCTTCAATAGAATTTGCTGCACCTTGTACTGAAGCATTGTTCAGTAATGGGTTTTGGTCAGACATTAAGTCCTCCTATGTTAAGCTGTCTTTCGACTTGGCTTATTCTAACCTTTGTGGTTAAAATTTTGTATTATCTTGTTGTTTTCTAAAATCTTCCAACTGTTTAGCTGCAAGTTTTCCTGTTTCGATAACAGTAAGTAGATGTTGCTCTACTTTTCCAACAACATTATAAGCAATCCAAAGTTTTTCTCTGGTATCACTTTCTTTAGCACCTGTTTTCTCTAAAAGTGCCTCAGAATAAATTTTTTTAAGAGTTTCCATACTCTCTTGAAAAAGTTTACTCTCCAATATCTGCTTGGCTTCGTTGGATCGGCTGATTTCCACCGACCTGTCCGCCTGGTCTTTCGCTTTCATTTATTCCTTGTAGTTGTTTGCCAAACATATTAGTAGATTTTGCCGCTTCTTCAAGTATTTTGTTATCTCCAGCGACCATCATCTTATCTAAATCTGCATCTGCTTTAATTTTTGCAGTATCAAGTTGAGTATTATATTTTAAAGCCATTTCTTTTATCTTAGCTTCAAAGTCTAATTGCATTTCTTGAGTTTTTTGTTGTAACTCTTGAGCTTGTAATTCTAGGTCTGCAAGTTTTCTCTTATTCTCAGCATCAATTCTAGTAAATTCTATCTTCTCAATCGGTGTTAATGGTGGTGGAGCTGGAGGTGGCATCATTTGTTTACCTACATCAGGATCTACAAAGTAAGTTTCTACATTTTTTAGACCTGCGTTCTCTACCATCTTAGTTAAAGTGTTATACATATTTTTTAAATTAACCATTGGCATCTCTTTTCCACCTTGAATTTGAAATGCTTGTAGTTGTCTTTCTAAAATACTATTCAACATAATTGTTTGTTGTTCTTTAGAACCAGTACCAAGTCCAACAACTATTGAAACATTAAATCTATCTTTCCATTCAGTAGGTCTTACCGGTACATACTGATTACTCATCATAATAATTTTTTCTTTGTCTTGGTATTTAACCATTAGTTCAAATATTTTTTTAAATAAACTCTTAACACCTGTTTCTGCAAATACTCTAGCAATCAGTTCTGATCTCATTTGAGTTTGTTGCATTAGTGCATTTACACCGGTTGCTGTTTTAGCATTAAGTGTATCTGGACTTAAACCTTGAGCTTCTTTTGAAACACCAGTTCTACCTTCTCTTACTGAATCTAAGTAAGATAATAATGGAAAGGCTTGTTGTGAAATTGGTTGAGCTTGTAATGGCTGCATTACTTGGTTCGGTGGTTGTTTAGTTCTTACAATTCCACCAGGTCTAGTCGTCAATAGATCATCCATATTGACCATACCATCCATTACTGCAACTCTATTATTATTTGTTAAATACATATTATCTAACAACTGACGCATCACAGTAGATTTCATTAACTGAACATCTTCTACTAATTCTGCAATTGATCTTCCATAAAATCTATGAGGCATTGGAATAGGAGTGATGGTTACGAATGGTACACTATCGCAAGGCATATTTGATAAAATGTGATAACCATCTGTTCCAGCTGAAACTATTTTTCTAAGTTCTGCTATACCATCTTCATCGTAATCATATTTTACATAAGACTCATAAACTAAAACTTTTTCTGTAGAGGTATCTGTTGAACTACCTGTTGTAAAGGAATCTATATCATCTGATCTTACATTTTCTTCTTCGCTGTAAATATCCAAATCTGATTTTGGTAGTTCGTCAATTTCGTCTTGAGGATAACCCATTGCAACTAAATCTGATCTTGTCATTAAAACTTTATGAGAAACAAAATCGGCATCCTCAATTGTTTTAGCACTTCTATCAATTAAAAATTCTTCTGGTGGAATACTTTCTATTTTTACTCTACCTGTTTTTTTAATTCTTTTAATTTTGCAATTATATAAATTAAAATCAGGAACTTGAACTTGGGATATATCTACCCCTTGCATTTCGTATTGTTTTAAAACTTCTTCAAACTTTTCTTTGGCAGACTCATCTTCAAATACTTCTTCCTCAACAGTTTCTATTTCATCCTTAGTATCTTGCAAAGCCTCTTTCTCAACTATGGATAAATTTTCATAAGTTTCGTAATCTACTTTTTCAGAGTCATCCCAATAAATTTTTAAAAAACCATTCTTCTCAATCAAAGCATCTTTGAAAAAATTATATAATAATTGAAAGCCATCATTCTCTTTATAAAAAACATGATTTAAATAAGCTGTGGCTTGTGCTGCCATTGGTACATCTTCTGCTGTCATTGGTTCGCAATGAACAACTTTATCTGATGCGGTAAACACTCTTAATAAATTAGGTAATAAACTTTCAATCGTATCTGCAACATCGGTTGATACAACCTGACTACGACCATCTATTTCTGTTCCTAGTTTATCACCTAAATAATATTCTAATGATTTAGTTCTGGAGTCTGAAAGTTGTCCTCCAAGATAACCTAAAGCATTTTGAATTTGATTTGATAATAAACTTCGTAATTCTATATTTGATATTTCTTTATCTTTTTTTGCCATATTAAACTATATAATTTGTATCTACTTCTATTGGCTTATCCCAATTCGATGTTTCTAGTGGTTCTGTAACAGCACCATACCTTACCGAATCGCAAAAGTGTGATGCCCAATTGTGTAGGGGTTTATTCCTAAAACAATTATTTTTTTCATCCCACCGCTTACAATATGATTTTAATGCTTCAACCAACTTATTGCAATTGTTTTTATGAAAAAAACACTTGGGTAACATTCGTCTTACTTGCTCAATACCATCTTCTACACTAAGTTTGGGTGCTATGTCAAATTCTAAGCCTAGTTCTTTAGCAGTTTCCCATCTTGATTTATTTGTGCCGATCTCTCTAACTCTAATATCATGGGGAGCTATGTGTTTTGAATATGTGTAAGGTTTGCTATCTATGACATTTATGTAATGCTCTAATCCCTCACCGGAGTTCTCATAACAATCAATAATTCTAATTTCGCCATTTGTCCTTCGTTGAGCAAAGGTAATTACTGTACTATCGTTCATTCCTAAATCCCACCAGGTTTCGACATCTAAATTATCATCTATATCAAAGTTCTTAACATTGCCAGACTCCTCTAACTCCTCAATTATAGATCCAAAATAAGAACCACTTATTCCAGCTTGAAATGAGCATTCAAATTCTTGCTCATAACTTTCAGGCGACATTGTTTGTTTAGCAGCATCTAATTCTTCTTGAGCTATGATCTTTGTTTCACTAGCTCTGAATACTTTTGTAAACCAATCTTTATTTGTTTTAGCTTTCTCATGTAAATCGTAGAACCAGTTTCTTCCCATCGGAGTTCCAATAAATATAGCAAAGCCTTTTCTGTCCGATAGACATGGTCTTAAAATGGTATCAAAAAGGTCTGGCGAAAGGTTTTGAGTTTCATCGCAGACTATACCATCAAAGTATTGACCTCTAATAGCAGCACTATTCTCACCGCCTAAGATTTGTATTCTTGAATTGTTTATAGAGAAGTCCACCCTTAGTTCTGACTCATTAAACTTAACTCCTGGAATTGTGGCAGAAAATTGTTTCATATAATCCCATGCTGTACTCTTTCCCTGCAAACGATATGGAGAGATGAAAGCATATCTAGGATAGGGTTTAGTGCTTGTTAGAGCAGCTCTAATGAGGTGGTTGATAGCAAATACAGTCTTACCCCCTCTCCTGTGAACAATCACTACATTGAAGCGGTTCATATCGCATTTTTTATGCAAAAAATTTTGAATATCTCTTGGTGCGTAAGGAATAACAATTTGTTTCATTTTAAAACAAAACCCCCCTTAATGTATTGTTTCATTTGAATTAGGATAATCGCTAGGCAAAATGAATTGTGTTCTAAGGAACTCTGAGAAGTCGTTAGCTTCAGCCTCATCTTCAAAACCTTGAAAGTGTGTAATCACAATTGGTTTCTTAGTTTTTTTATCCTTCATAATGAAGATTATTGTTTTTAGAAAAGTATCATCCATGTGTTTATGCCTTGTATCAATTTTATTTTAACCGGTAACTAAAAAATTGGGTATCGACTTTTTTAGTACCCCACCAAGTTGTATTTAGCTTTCAATAATCAGTTATTACAACGATCACTTTTAAAACGATAACTTATGATTAGTAATAGTTATTTCCGATAACTTATAGGTTATCACCAGTTTAGAACCTTTCTAAATAATTGTGTGATATTTTTGCAACAATTTGGTATTTTTGCAACACCTTGTATGTATAATCTACATTTTATGTGTGTAGTTTTTACCACAACACCAATTAAATCAATACTTCTAAAAGGTTTAGCAAAAGAAATATTCATAATTAATCTAAGGTTTAGACCAAGAAATCGACAATGGTTGGTTGCTATCGCCTTTTATCTGCAATGTTTCGGCTGCTTTGCCATAAGTTTTAGACGATAATTTACTAGCTGACCATTGATTATGTGCAGTAATAATTTTATAAAGATTAACCATAGATTGTGCAGCTTTAGGATCTAAGTCACCGGATTCAATCTTTAGTTCTAATTCTTTTCTTTTATCTTCCAAATCAGATAATTTTAAATCAATTGCCAATTCTTTTGATCTGACATAATTAGCCATCAATTCATTATCTTTTATAAGATAAGCTCTAAATGATTGCCAAGTTATAGGAACATCTTCTCTACTAAATAATTCTCTAATTGTTAATCCATCTGCAATTAAAGAAAGTATGTGAGCTTTTAATTTATCTGTTAATTTTCTAGGTCGTCCAGCCATTTTAATTCTATTGTTAAGCGACCTGGCAAGGCAAGAAAGAAAGGAAAGAAAAGCACTCACCAGGTCTAGTTAATTAACTTATTTTAGACTAACGCAAGGGAGCTAGTAGTCTATAATTCGTTTAACACAATATGTTGTGTTTTACAAATCAAAAGGAGTTGGTTTTTTATTAAATGTTCTATTATCAAGGGTAATTGGGTTAATCTTTATTTTGTTATTAAACATCATTTTATCAATAATATTTTGGACAGTCCAAGCTCCGAATTTTAAATTATTGACTATCCAACGCATTTGCTCAGCGGAGAGCATTCCAGAATTAAAGTCATTTGTTATCTGTAAAACTATTTCAATCTTCTCAGGGGGGGTGTAGGTGTTCTTATAACTTAATTGAAGTGGTTCATTATTATAGTAATATTCATCTTCATTCATTTCTTAAAACCTTTAAACTTTTTCTTATTACTATTGTTATTATTATTATTGTTATTACTCTCTAAATACTGCCCAAATTTTGGGTAGTCTGACTGCTTAGATTTTGACACCCTGATTACCCTATTTTTGGGTAGTCTTAATGTATATCTGTTGGCACTTGATAACCTGTGAATAATTAAATATCCATTATCAACAAGCTCTTTTTTTGCCTTTTGCAAGGTATTAACAGAAACACCTAATTTTTTGCATAAATTTGAGTTCCTCAAGTTCCTATAATTAGCAGATAATGATTTAATATAGCAAAATAAGACTTTAGCCTCATTTCCTAGCTTATCGTCATATATAATTGAATTTGGGATCATAGCGAACCCTTCTTTAGTCTTTTCCATACTCTTTAATTCCTTCCTTGCTAGACCTTCTATATGTCAAAATATGGGTAGTCAAGTAAGAACATTTAGCGAACAAAATAATTTACTTTTTTTAATATAATTATTTGCAATATTATACAAAAATGGTACAAATAAAGAATGAAAAACAAATCAATAAATAAAAATAAAAAAGGGAGCAACATGAAAAAACTTACAGAAAGTAAATTAGTAAAAATATTAACTGAAATATTACCAGATACTTACGATAAAAAATCTGTTGAGGTAAAAAATTCTCCTCATCACACATTAACTAAAGAAGTTTCAGCAACTGATGAAGTATTAAGTCGTAAGGTTTGGTTTTATTATTACCAAGATGATAATAAAAATTGGGTTTTAGATATGGATGGTGCTAACTCATGGGATTATCTATCACATGATAGCGAATATTTTTGGACATTAGGTCAAGAACTTGAAGTAAAATTTATAAATCTTTTAAAAAATTATGGTTTATATCCACACCCAAATAATCATTATTCATTTACAGTAGGAAAAATATAATAGACCGAAACACCCCCATAAGGGGTGTCTTAGGGTAAATCCCTAACTGATGAGGTCAGAAACTAAAAGGAAGGATAAAACAAAATGACTATATTAAAATCAAATAGCGGTAAAATGTTGGAGTATTTAACTATTGAATTGCAATCTGGTTGGGATGTGAACGACTTAGCAGATGCACTATTAGTAGATAAATGGACTGTAGAAGAAATTGAAAAACTTTCATATAAAGAAATTACTAAAGCTGTGAAAGAGTCTATTGTTTATAATGGTAGAGCAAAAATAGAAGATGCTTATCAAGATGTTTATAATTATAAAACTAATCATAGCATTGTAGTTAATTTTATTACTAATTTAAGACCAGAATTATCAACTTTACAAAGGGGGAATGTTGAAAAATAAAGTTTATTCAGTAACAAAAGACCTAGAACAAAGAAATCCAGGAAAGAAGTTTTTTAGTTACATGGATATGGAAAACGCAGAGATTAGGAAAAAAGAAGTAATTTTGCCTTTACCTAAACAATACTTTAATAATATAGTTAAATTTATAAAGGGGGAGAAATGAGAAATAAATATGGTTTGCCTTTGATCTATGATTTTAATATAGCTTTAAGGGATAAAAGGAGATTGAAGAATTTAGATTATATGAAATGGAACTGTCCAAAAGGTTGGAAAGAACTTTGGAGCAAGAAACTAGACCAATTAAAAAAGAATATAAATGAAAGAAAAAGACAAACTCTCAACTGAGATAGATAAAGAAAGACTAGCTATACAAACTTTCAAGAACATCATTGAGGGATCTAGGTCTATCAATGGTGTTACTTGGAATAGAATTAAAAACCTAAAAAGAAAGGAACAAATAATATGCTTGAAACAATTATCGCAATAGAGATTGCATTATTAATATTTTATTATGCAACAAACTAAAAATTGTTCTAAATGCAAAAATACTAAAAGTATTTTAGAATTTTGGTTTAGAAAAGATCAAAATAATTATAGAGCTAATTGTAAAGAATGTTGTTCAAAACTTAGAAAAAAATATTATAAAAAGAATAAAAAAACACTTTTAATTTGGCATAAAAAATATCGTTTAGAGAATAGAGATAAAATTATTAAACAACAAAAAGAATCTTATTATAAAAACAATGGTGCAGAGAAAAGAAAAGAATGGAGAAATAAAAATCCATTAAGAGATAAAAAAACAAATAGAAAATGGAGATTAAATAACCCTAAAAAAATTTTAAAAATAGCTAAAGAAAGATGGCAAAAAATTATAAATGATCCAATATTACATGAAAAAAATAAACTTCAAGTAAGATTGAAAATGTCTACCCTTAAAGCAAAATTAAGACAAAGAAAATCGTTTAAAAAGCATTTTCTAGCAAATAAAGAATATTATTTAAAAAAGAATAGAAATCATTATCTTAATAATAAATTATATTATAATTTAAAATCTTTACATAGAACAAAGCATATTTTGATGAGAACTCCTAAATGGGCAAATTTAGAAAAGATAAGAGAAATATATCAAAATAGAAAAAAAGGTTATCATGTTGACCACATTATACCATTACAAGGTGAAAATGTTTCTGGACTTCATGTAGAGAATAATTTGCAATACTTAACCGCTAAACAAAATATAAGCAAAGGAAATAAATATTTTGAATGAATATGTATGGTGATGTTAGGCAATGTATTAAATGCGGTATGAGTGCCGATATAGTTGAAAAAGGTAAAGATTACTGTGCTGAATGTTGGTTTAAACATTTTTCCGGTGAAAGCATTGAAGAATATGAAAAAAGAGTTAAACAATTAGATCAAGCAAGAAAGGATAAAAAAAATAATGGATAAAATAAAAATATTACATGGAAATGTTTTTGATAAAGTAAAAGAATTAAATGACAATTCTATTGATTGCGTTGTAACTTCTCCACCTTATTGGGGTTTAAGAGATTATGGTACAGGAACTTGGATTGGTGGAGATAAAAATTGTCCTCATAAAAGATTAACAAAAATTTCTAAAGATACTAAAACAGGTCATGCAGGAATGTTTAAAAAAGGTAATGTTGTTGGTGATGCAATATATAAAAATTATTGTCCTGAATGTGGTGCAAAAAGAAAAGACGAACAATTAGGATTGGAAGAAACTTATCAAGAACACATAAAAAATATTGTAAATCTTTTTGAAGAAATAAAACCAAAATTAAAAGAATCAGCAACAATATGGATTAACTATGGTGATAGTTATGCAACAACTATAAATGGTAGAAAAGCAAAAGATGTAAAAAATGATGATAGAATGTTTGTAGATAAACCATTTTCTACTATTCAAGGCTCTATAAAACCTAAAGATTTAGTAATGATACCAAATAGAATTGCTATAGCCTTACAAGATGCAGGTTGGTATATCAGGTCAGAAATTATTTGGCATAAACCAAATCCAATGCCTGAAAGTGTAAGAGATAGACCAACTTCTGCACATGAAAAGATATGGTTAATAACTAAATCTAAAAAATATTATTATGATGCAGATTCAATTAGAGAGCCTTTAGCTTCAACTTCATTAACAAGATTAAATCAAGATATTAAAAATCAAAAAGGTAGCACTAGAGGTAATGGTGGAATGAAATCAAATGGCAATATGAAAGCTGTTGGTAATTTAGAAACTAAAAATAAAAGAAATGTTTGGACAATAACCACTAAACCTTGCAAGGAAGCTCATTTTGCAACTTTTCCAAAAGATTTAATTGAGCCATGTATTAAAGCAGGTTGTCCTGAAGGTGGTATAGTTTTAGATCCTTTTGGTGGAAGTGGAACTACAGGAATTGTTGCATCTCAAAACAATCGTAATGCTATTTTAATAGAATTAAATAAAGATTATATTGATATTGCTAATAAAAGAATTCATAAAGAGCTAGGATTATTTAATGTTAAAAGTTAAATTAGAAGCTAACGAAGTAGAACTAGCCTTAAATATTGCATCAAAGAGGTACATAGGCAACCTTAAAATGGGTAAAACCTTTTCTTATGGTTACACTAAAGGAATTAAATCACAACTAACAGATGGCATCTTAGGAGCTTTAGGAGAGGTGGCTTATGCAAAGGCAACTAATAGCTTTTATAATGGTTCTTACTCAGATGATAACCAATTCTATTCAGACTCAGACTTTCAAAACAATATAGAAATAAGAACTCAAGAAAAGAAATCATATAATTTTCTACTAATAAGACCTGGAGAGAAGAAAGGAAATTATTTTTTGATAATTAAAGATAATGATAAGGATTTTAATTTTAGTATCATGGGTTCATTTATTTATAATGATGATCTACCACCAGAAAAGCTATCAAATTTTGGCTACCAAGATAGACCTGCAGCTTATAAAATAGAATTAAAAGAACTAAAAGAAACCCTAGAGTAGAATATTATTTGTATAATTTATTGACACTTTTTGTATAGAATATAAAAGATTAAGTTATGAAAACAATTGGAAAAGAATGGACAAAAAAAGAAGAAGGTGGAACATTTACAGCAGATCATTTATCACCTTCACAGCTCAATAAAAGTTTAGATATTTGGTTTAACGATTACATAATCTTAACTGCTAAACAAAGAAAAGATTTATTGGGTAACTTAAACATGGATATAGGAGCAATAGTAGGTCAGGCAGTACAGGATATTATTGTTCATAAATTAACACTTGAAGAAGTAATGAAAGGTAAAAAATGACAGATACTGTAATGATGGAACTTGCAAAGATGCAAACTAAAATTAGAGCTTATGAGAATAATGAAAAGAAACATATTGAGCAATTACATTTAAGGGATAATGAAATATCAGAACTAAAAAAGAAATTAGATTTACTTGAACTTAAAGATCAAATGGTAGCAAAAAATAAAAGTTATTTAGAAGCTAAAGCTCAGAAAGATATTGACCAAATTAAAGAAAACCAAAAGATACAAATGAAAGGAAAAAATGAAACTAAAGCCACAGACGACAGAAGAAAAAAGTAAGGGAGGGTTTAAAGAAAGAAGAAAACTTTGTTTAGATGAAGCAAAAAATATTCCAACTGTAGATATTAAAGGTAAAAAGTATTCTACAGTTAATGAAAGATTAAGACATTTGCTTAAATATTTTCCAGAAACTAGATTTAATGAAGAAGTTTTATTTCATGATAATGAAAGAGTTATTGTTAAAACTGAATTATATATTGGTGATACAATTTATTCTGTTGGTACTGCCGAAGAATACAGAAATTCATCTTTTATAAATAAAACAAGTGCATTAGAGAATTGTGCCAGTAGTAGTTTAGGAAGAACAATTGCTGCATTTGGTCTATCAGGTTCAGAATATGCTAGTGCAGAAGAATTAGTAAATGCCTTAAATAATCAAAAGGGATCTACTCAACAAATTTCAATTAAAGATACAATTAAAAAGCAAACAACCGAAACTAAGTTGACTGCTCTGTATTCCGATTGGAAGAAACAAAATGATTCAATAGAAAAAGACTTTGAATCACAACAACAATCTATCAAACAAAATGGAGGACAGAATGTCAGACAATGGTAGTGGTAAGCAAAAGGATTGGGTATTATTTCCTTATGATGCCAACAATGAAAAAGCCATCAAAATTGATTTCTCAGGAAATGTAAATTTAGATAATGGCAACAAGGGTACTATACTTGGTGTCAAAGGTGCATCAAGAGATGGTAATACTAAGTTTGTTAAAGTGTTTGCTCAAGTAGGAGTTCTATTCAAAGGTGATGATAAATTTACTGGCGAAATGAATTATTCTGAAGCTGGTGGACACAAAGGTTTAATTGGTTGGATTAATGAATCAGGTAATATTTTATCTGGTTACAAGAATGAACCTAGACCTAAACAAGACAAACCTAAAAGCAAAGAAATTCCTTTTTAATTGAAAGTAGTTTTTTTATTTATGTTTTTTATAGATGGAACTATTGAGAATATCGTTTATCCTTTTGATAGTTCCTCTATAAATTGCTTTAACAGATTAGAAAAAGTTACAACAATAAATCACTTACCTAAAGGAGTTAGGTACAAAGGAAAACAAGTAGCTGCTTATTGGTGTAAAGATGATGAAGGAAATTATGTCAGATAATGTTAAGTTTATAAGTGAGATAGAAAGATTATTAAAAGAAAAGCAAGATGATTATGGTGAATTTGACCATACCTCTTATGTTATGTCAGGAATTTTAGAAAAATATTTATCAGTTTATAATAATGTTGAGGTCAAAGTACCTTTAAAATTGTTTGGTATCTTTATGATTTTTTTAAAACTTTGGAGAGTTATGCAATCGGAAAATTATAAAAAAGATAGTTTTGATGACATCAATGGCTATGCAGAATTATTAAGGAGGTTAGTAATAAATGAACAAGAAAAGAGGTAAAAGACCAATGACTCCTAAAATGCTCAGACTATTGCAATATCTTAAAAATTATAGTACAAAACATGGATATATGCCAACATTTTTAGAAATGGCTAATGAAATGGGTTACAAAAGTAAAAATTCAATTAGTTCGCTGATTGAAAAGCTAGAACAAAGAGATGAGATTAAAAGAGATTACTCTGGTTATAGCAGAAATATAGTTTTAAATGTTTAAAGTCTTAAAAAGATCAAGTTTAGAATTAGCAGTTGACTTTGAAGAAGTTTTTGATGGTGCTAGTGTGGAAGAAGCTACACAAAAAGCACATGGTCAGAAAATGCCTAGTGAGTTTGCAAAAGCAAATATCACCGATAACAAACTTATTAGTGCAAATATCAAACTTATTGGTGAGGAGAATGATGAGCTTAAAAAATAGCAATACTAGATTGTACAATAAGCTAGATAAGGCACATAAAAAAGTTTATGCTGCTAAAGATAAGGGAAGGCAATGTGTACATACTCTGAAAGCATTTAAGGAATACAATCAATTATTCCGAAGAATTGTTGAAGCAGAGAACAAAGATGCTAGATTTTTATATACTTAATTAAGTATATATAAAAAGTTGCATAAACACTTAAGGGATTCTATACTCTAAATTAAAGGAAGGAACACAATGAGATTATCACCCAAAGCTAAAAAGAACCATGAAGAAGATAATGCGTTCTATATAAATCTAGGTAAAAAAATAAAACAAGCAAGAAGAACTAAGGTTAATGAGTTTACTGGTAAGGAAACAATTATACCTCAGACTAAAGTTGCCAATGCACTAAAAACAACATTTCAACAAATTGGTAAATATGAAAAAGGTGAGAATAGAATACCAGTTGTTAATTTAATTAAGATAAGTAAATTTTTAAAAAAACCACTAAGTTATTTCTTAGATGACTATAAAGAATTAGATGTCGTTGCAGAAGAATTTAATATGGCTTACGAAAAAGAAAGAGATAATTTTTACAAAGAACATCAAAAAACATTAGGTACTGAGTAATGTTTGTACCTGTTCAAGAAAAGCTAGATAAATTAGTTGCACTTACACCTGATGACCAAGAAAAGTTAAGTCATTATAAAAGTATAGTTCCAGCTATGATTGCTAATTGTCATAAGGCTCACCAATCTATTCCAGGTTGGGAGTCTTGTAAGCCAGAGATAGAAGCCTTTAAATGGTTTGATGGTATCAATATTCCTGTTCATGGTTACATAGATTTAAAAGGGGATAAAGTTATTATTGAAGATAAATGTAAGATGCCAAGAAGGGGTATGGTTAAAAAAGATGGCACTAGGTCTTGGTTTCCAGGTAAGTTACCTGACAGACCCTCACCATACAATCTTCTTCAAGTTGATTTCTATTGGTCAGTATTTGAAGTTCCAGTTTATCTTTGTTATGTCAATGAGAAAGAATTTAAAGTGTATCATGCAGATAATTGTGATGAACTTAAACCTGAGAATATTAAGAAAAGAATACCTAGAATAATACAAAGAGCTAAAGTAAGACAGAACTTAATGAAGATCAGTAATGATCCAAATGTTCTTAAAGATTATATCCAACCAGACTTTACACATATGTTTTGGAATAATGATGCTAACGAAGATTACTTACAAAATGCTAAGAAATTTTGGGGATATTAATTACCAATCAAACTTAGACTCATTCTCATAAGTCTTATCTTCGTCTGCTTTTCTTACGCAATCATAGTGTGCATTTTTATAAATATACTTACCTCTTATTATTTTACCAATTGGAATAAATGAATCTTCTGAGGTCATAGATTGATTACAATACTTACATTTACCTACATCAATAATTTTTTCTTTTCTAATCCAAGTTTTATTAGGTCTTGGCATAATTAGGTTTTTTACCTTTTCTGGATTTTCTTTCTGCTGTTTTTTTTCTTGAAACTGCTGCTCTCCTCTGACTTGCAGTCATGGATCTAGCTTTAGATGACTTAACACACTTAGGATAGTTCTTTCTTTTCTCACCCTTTGATCTTCCACATGGCGGAAAACCTCCACCTCTTTTGGGATTAGCAATGTCCACCCATTTCTCTGATGTCCATTTTCTTAAACTCATTTTTTTTTCTTTTTCTTCTTAGGTTTTATTCTACCTGAACATACACCACTAGCATACATATTAGCATAAGCCGAAGGATATACTTTAAATTTTCTTTTAGCTGCTCTTTTACCTTTTGCACATAGTTTAGCCATGTCTTTTTTGTACTGAGAACTTAGCAGTTCTAACAGCTCCTTTATGTGGTTTGTAAGTACCTTTCATTAGCTTATATCCTTTACCAGATTTCATCCAATGAAAGCCTTTAGGTGGTTTAATTGATTTCATCATACTTTTCTTTTTTTCTTCTTTTTAAGTTTAGCAAAATCATCACCAGTTATTCTATCAAATGGTGCAGCCATTCTAGCTATCTTCATTTGTTTTTTACTATACTTTTTGTTTTTACCTTTAGGCATAATTTTTTAACCCTCCAACATTCCCAGCTGACAAGCAGCTACTCCTAATTATTAATACTTTTTCTTTTTGCTTTTCTTCTTACTTTTTTTCTTTTTATCTTTTTTTTTCTTCATATACATAATTTATCTCCTGTTGTTTTTTCTACCCATATACCAATCTCCAGGTTCATAGTTCCATCGTTTACCATGATGACCTCTAAGATCAGCATATAGCATTCTAGTTTTCACTATGAATTTTAATATACTTCTTACCATTTTTTACAAGACCAATATCTAGCAGAAAATACATCTTTAGCACTAGCACATTTGTGTCTTGCTCTAAAACTTTTTCTTCTTGCAGGGTTAGACTTTTTAATAGTCATGTTTGCATCCCCATATCTAATTATCTTTTCTTTACCACCTTTACAAGCCTTGACTACAAACTTTTTGCCACCCTGAACTTGTCGTTTAGGTCTGTTGCATTTCATTTTAGACTTGTTTATTGCCATGTCTTATAGCCTTCTTTATCTTTAGTAAGAGCTTGACCTCTAGGATTTGGCGACCAAGACACATGAATCCATCCACTATTAATATCTGATTCATCATAATACTCTAAAATAATTTGACAAAATGGTAGGTTCTCAATGATATGTTTAAATACTTTTTTATTATCTACACCAGGTATTTCAAAGTCAGCTGCTGCACATTCATTAGCACAATGTTGTGAGGTAGATTTTGATCCTATAATTTCACATAATTCAGGTGATCTAAAACCAGAGGTAATCTTAATTGGTAGTTGAAAGTCCTCTCTAATAGGTTGTAAGATGGTCTGGCAAAGTTGTTTAAGGTTTTCTATTTGCTCTGCATTAGGCTCATTATCTATATTGTTTTTAAGAGCTGTTTGAGATTGTGTCATCTCTTTTAAGCTAAAGTTGTCAGTTAATTTCATCTTCATTTACCCCATTAAAATATTTATATTCATATTTAACTGCTCTGCAATCATGTCTTTTTCTCATAGACTTTTGTTTATCTTTAAATTCTATAGCTTTTTTCTCAGACTCAAATAGAACATTACAAAACATACTAAAGATATTACTATCATTTTTCCAGATAACACACCACATTAAGTTTGCTCAATCTCCTTACAAACAAAACTTACATAAAGCATCTCATCATTTACTCTTTGTTTACCAAAGTTCTTAACAGTTTCACCACCCAATTTATAACCATCTAATGCACAATTATAATGAGATTGATATAGTTTATCAATTTTTACCGGTGTCATGCAAGAATTGTATAAAGATGAGCATAAAGTAAGTATTAACATAAATTTCATTATGGGTGTTCATACATCATTTTATTTGTTTCTTTTAAATCCTTAATAGTTTTGTTAGCATCCTCTAAATCTTTAGATAGATGTTCAAGTTTTTGTAAGCACCTTTTATTAGCACTATCTTTAGACTTGGAAGAATCTTGAAGTTCTGCAACCTCTTGTTTTAAGATTCTAACCTGTTCCTTATATTCGTTTATTATTTCTAAACTGTCTGACATTATTTCTTTTTAAATGTAGATACACCTTTTATACCAAGTATCGTACTAAAAGCACCAACTACAAGTGCTTGATAAAACATTGGTAGATTAGCAAACTTATCAAAAAAAATATCTATCTTTGCTTGTATATCAGGATCATCACTAAATACAGACCATGCTAATAAAAGCAGAGGAATTGAAATTAATATGAGGCAGAATTCGTCTTTCCAATCTCCTTTATGAGATTCAATAACTGCTCTTTTAAACTCAACTTCTCCACTAGCCATGCGTTCAGCTAACTTTAATTCTGCAACAGACTCTAATTCTTTTGTCTTTCTTCTATTGGATGCAATAGACATTCCAGTCTTAATCATACCTGGAACTAATTTAGCTGCTAAGTTTAACCACATAATTTACTCCTCTATTCTAGTATTAGTTTCTTAATTGACTTTGATCCATCTATATTTGATTCTAATTCAGCCATTGATTTAATACATTGGTAATTAATATTATTATTCTTATTCGACCTCATTGCAACCCTTTTTCCTTTTAAACAATCAGACATAGATTCTTGTATTCTGTGTTCTTTAATCTCTCCATTTACAATCATAAGTAAAGCTATAATCAATTCCATTAATGTGCTGTCTTTCCGTTAGCTCTAACTTTATCTTTTAAATCTTCAATATCTTTCAATGCTTTTTCTAATTGATCTCTTAAAAACTCTATATTTACTTTGTTAGTCATATTCATCTCTTGAGTTTCTTCCATTTTCTCAACAGACTTGTACAAATCCTCTAATAAAAAATGTTGCTCCTGATCCACCGGTACTTGCTCTGATTTTTTTAGCAAATCATTTTCAAATAATTCTCTTGAGGTTTCCAGAGATACTAACCTTGATGTTAGTTCTGTATATGCAAACACACCCATTGCTACAAGAATTATAAGACTAGCAACTGTTTTCATTGGCATTTGCACAGCTGCCGATTCTGATATATTTAATGGTTTATCTTTCATATTGGTTTCACACAAAGTGCTAAGAATACAAAACCTAAAATTAATATACCTGTAAAGTAATAGTTCATGTTTATCCTCATAAATTATTTAGCTACTTTGCCTTTGTTAATACCTTTTTTAATTACATAGTCTTGAGTACCATTAGCACCATGATTTACTTCCTGTTTAAGATTCTTAAATATATTCATTTCTTTTAATTTTTTTTCTGCAAGTTTCTTAAACGATTCTAAAACTTTAGTATCTCTCATTTTTTATTCTTCTTCTTGGGTGCATCAGATACAAACCTATCAAACAGATAACTCATAAAATTATCTACTATTCCAAATACTTTATAAATTAATTTATCAATCATAATCTACCATCATTAACTTTATGCCTAACTTTTTTTGTTCTTTTGTAGGACTTCTGTGAATTTTATATGAGCCTTTAGGTTTATCTTTAAGACTCTTACCTCTTAAATTTTTATAATAGGTAATTGTTTTTATGTCTATTAACTGTATTTTACCATTTTTATCAACGATAACAATATCAAAAGGACAGGCAGGATCTACTGATTTGGCGACAAAATAACCTTGTCTAGTCAGCTTTGCGATAGCTTCATATTCGCCTACAGTACCTTTTATTGATGTTTTTTTTTGTCTGTCAGAGATTATTTTTTTATCTGATGGCAAGATGTTATTTTATAAAGTAATTATAACCACTTGTAATTACTGCTGATATGGCAAGTAATATCCATATAGCACCCTTTCCCTTGTTAATGTCTGCTCTTAATGATTTAGTTTCATCCTTGAGTTCCTTTACTTCTTTAACTAAAAAATCTATTTTTACTTCTGTTGCAGATTTTCTTGGCATGATTATTCTACCCTTTGACCTACAGCAATTGATCTAATAGCTGCAACCAATGCAGCAGGATCTTTAAAGTTTTGAGCTAAATCAACAAACGATTTAATTCCATCATCAGAGGTTAATCGTTGAGCAAATAGTTCAGAATTTTTAGATAATGTTCTTTCGTCTAAAATATTTTTTATATAAGTTATTACAGGTATTCCTTCAATAACTTGTCCTCCAAAATTTCTTTGTAAGTCTTGCATTTGTTTACTTCTTGATGCAGTTGGAGAACCAGCTTTAGCATTTCTACCAGTTGATCTTAATGCCATAGCAAAACTATCTACAGCCTTAGCCATTTGTGTTCTTGTAACTTTATTTCCTTTTTGTTTAGAAAGTTGAAATAACATTTCAGTAAAATTATTTCTTGTTTTTGGACTTCCAACTATAGCTTTACTAAAGACAGCACCTGTATTTAATCCTTCACTCATATTATCAGCTAATGCTTTAGTAAATGCTTCATCAAAATATCCAGAAATAATTAATCTCCACTTGTCATAATTTCCTGATTTACCAAATGAATTCGCTAATTTTTCTATATCTCTAGGAGAGACTTTATCTGAGCCTAAATATCTATAAACTCTACCTACCACATCTGCGTCATCTACCCAACCTGCAACTGATATATCTTTAAATAGTTTTGTTTTATCAATTGGTTTAATATAAGCATTTGTATATTGAACATATTTTTTTTGAGCTTTAGCAAAATTTTTATTGCTTCTTAAAACTAAATCTAAATCATTTTTTACATCACTTAATATTCTTTGCTCTGATCTAAGTGCTGAAGTTTTGTTAGGATTTTTAGATATGTTAATAATACTATCTTGTAAATTTTTAAATATGTCATGTAAATTTTTACCCTTAGCATCTGATACTAATAACTGTTGTTTATAATCTTCCAATATATTTACATAAGGTTTATTTGTTTTTTGTGTTTGCATTTTAGAAATTTTTGCAACAATATTGTCAATATCTACTTGGTTAAAATATGTATTATTAAATTTTTCACCACCTGATTTATTCCACAGTTTTGATCTGTTAGCTTGTAATAAAATACCTGCTTTTTTTTCTGCATTTAAAATTTGAGTTCTACTTAGTTTAGATGGATCACTTAATAATCCAGTTTCTTTTGCAAAACCTTTTATGAAATTTACAATTTGTTGTGGTCTAGTTTCATAAAAGTCATCCATAATTTTTCCACCTTCTAAAGAAACTCTAATATTACCTTCTGTTGCAATAAGATTTGCTTTACCACTAGCTTCACCAGCAGTAAGTTTTAAACCTTTACTAGCTGCATAATTTTGCAATTTTTGAGTATTATTTATAACCTCATCTTTTGGTAATAATGTTTTTGCTATACCTGCAACATTTCCCCTTCTTAAAGCTAATATGTCAGATACAATATTAGTACCTACACCAGCAACAGTTCCAGCACCTTGACTACCGGTAACTTGCTCAACACCTTCTGCAACACCTCCAGAAAAAGCACCAGTTCCAGTTAATATTGCTTTTGTCTTTGCACCTTTACCTAATATAGCTCCAGGTGCAGCAAATTCTCCAATAGTTTCTGCATACTGTCCTGCGGTAGTTCTAGGTTGATAAGTTAATACATTTTTTCTAATTAATTCACCTGGTTTTATTTTAAACATTTTAGATTCTATTTCTTTAGCTAATTTGTTTTCTTCATCTATTTCTTGTTGTGATTTACCCATTTTTCTTTTTATGTAATTATTTGCAGGAGACATAGTTTTATCAACTATCATAGATCCTAATTCATTTATTGCTTGTGGTAAATCAATGAGATAACTTATACCTTTTAAAGCTCCAACTGTTCCAGATATTGCAGCATCTTTGGTAGATGAAATATTTTCTTTAATTTCTGTAGGACTTTCAATAGATGGGGTAATTTGTGTTTTTTTTAACTCATCTAATAAATTATTAATAGCAGACATTATTCAAAGAATTTTTTCCATTCGTTTCCGAACTGTTGATTTAATTGAAATTCTATTTGCTTTTTATTATAATTCATATCTTTATATTCTTGTGTTATAGATAAAACATCATCCCTTTCAACTTGAATTGGATTTTTTTCTAAATAGTTTTTAAAAGCACCTGTTGGTTTACCTTCTTTATCTAATGTTTTAACTCCACCACCTTGTAAATATCTTTTTGATCTTTCTATAATTTTATTATTTAATTTTTGTTGTAATCTTACTTTTGATAAGAATACATTTGGTGCATCACCTTTGCTTGGTATTGATTTTTCTAAGAAACCAATTTCTTTTTCACCGGCTGCAACACCAGTAATTAATTTTCTGTATTGATTAAAATATTGTTCAACAGATTGATCCCATACTGCTTTTCTTTGAGCAAAAGCATCTATTTGTGAGTTTGAATATCCTGCTTTACTTAATGTATCAGATATAAATTTTTTACCTTTACCTTTATATGTTAAAAATTCAGGTTCAAATAAATTTTCCATACTAGATAATGTTACTTGTAATTCTTCTGCACCTAATAATTTTTTACCAGCTTCAGTTAAAGTTGATTTAGGAACTCCTGATATTCCAGATAATGAAGTTGCTTGAACTCCTGGTTTACCAACCTCATAAAACCCTTGAGATTTCAATTCTCTAAATTTTTGTAAATCTTCTTTATTAGATAAATTTAAGGTTATTGGAGTCTTTTGATCTCCACCAATCATGTTAATTAAATCTGGTTTTTTTTGAGTTAATTTATTTTTTATATAACTTGCTGGATCTAAATTAAATAAATCTCTTTCTTCACCTTCTGGTATAGTTTCTCCATATTTATTAATATATTTTCTTTTTTTTTCTTGTTCTTGTGTTTTACTTAAAAAAGCCTGAGTTTGTGCTGTTTGAACTACGGCAGGAAAAATTGCTGCAAAAGGATCTTTGCCTTGAATACCTTGACCATAGATAGCAGAACCTAATAAAGCACCTTGAGATATATTACCTAATAATCCACCACCTTGATTAGCAGGTGTGTTTAATAAACCTTGCAATTGCTCATATCTTTTTCTTAAATTGTCTATCATTATATTAATCCTAATCTCCTTAAATAATCTATATTATATGGGTTAGTTGTTAAATTACTAGCCATTAGACCGCCATACGGCTGTGCTGAATAGCCAAACTGCTGATTTGTAGGTGTTATACCCAAAATATTATTAACACTATTTTTAGCATTATTATAGCTTATTTGCAAATCAGAACTTAATGGTGAACCTTGAGTCATAAGCATATTATCAAAATATTTATTTACCATAGAATCTTGAGGAGTTGTGTCAGATATTATATTAGGCAACTCAACTTGTGCCTGATTATATAAATCATTAATTTGAGTTTCTGATAAATTTTGATTTACTGATCCATCACTATTAAATACTCTACCTATCCAGCCACCTTTATCTATAGGTTGTCCACTACCCATGCCATCAGCAGTATAACCACCATAATTACCTGTACCATAATCAGTTGTAGCATTTTCTTTTATAGTTCTACCAGCTGCAACTAAAAATCTTAATTGAGGTGATGTTTTTAAAAAAGGATCAGTAACAACAACATCTTTAAAATGTTCGCCAAAAGTTAAATTAGTTGTTCCTTTATTACCTTTGTAAAAAGAATAATTTTTACCCTCTGTACCATTTAATCTATTCATTTCTGCTTGGTAAGCATCTTGTTCTTCTGTAGTATAATCTGTCCAATCAGATTTATCTAAACCTTGATCTCTTAATTCTTTATTAGTTTTACCAATTGCTTTTTGTGTAGCTTTGAAATGGTTAGGATCTGGTGCTAAGTATTCATCTTCAGCATCTACATTTCCCATCGTAATTCCAGCTTCATCATAAGTTGATATAGGTGTAGATGTTGTTGGTGAATTTAATATTGATGGAGGTGCAGATGGGGGTGCAGATGAAGGTGAATAACTTTGACCGCCACCACCACCGCCACCACCGCCACCACCACCACCGCCAGAGTTTCCTCCACCGCTGCTTGATGAACTTGAGCTTGAACTAGATGATTCTGCACTTCCTGCTGCTCCACTACCACCTTGATAACCTCCTGCACCTCTATAAGATGGAATACCTTGTGGTGTTAATAAACCTAATGCACCATTATCTTTAAGCATTTCTGCTTCGTCTTGATTTATATATGCTAAAAATTCACCTTTAGGTGCTATATCGTTTAGAAGTCCTGCGTATTTTTTAAGGTCATTCATTAAGAATTAATCCTTTTATGAAATTATTGAAATTAAAAATAGTACACCAAGAATAATAATATATTTAGATGTATTATTATCTATGTCTGTTTTAAAATCGTAAATTATTTTTTTTATTTTATCCATTATAATAGTCCTCCTAATAATCCTAAACCACCACCTATTAATGCACCTGTAGCTCCAAATTGTCCACCAACCATCGCACCACCTAATGCAGTAGAAAATGGGTTAGATTGTGTTTGTGTTGATCCTATTGTTGTAGGTAGTCCAGTAGCAATTGGTGATACAAAACCTGAGTATTGTTGTAATGCTTGAGCTGGAGCTAATTGTCTTTGTCTTTGAATGTTTTCTAATTGAGCTCCTGTTTGAACTAAACTAGGTGATTGAGATGCAATACCTAATTGTCTGCCTCTTTCAGTTTCGTACTGACCAAAAGCTAAAGGTAAAGCAGCTTGTGCTACTTGTGAAACTATTTGTTGTTGCGACATGGGAGAACCTGGCGTTCTTCCTGCTGCACTAAATTGTGATTGAACTCCTGTTGCTATATCTCCTGCTGTCTTTTGTAGGAGAGGAGATAAAAAAGGATTTAAATATTGACCAGATAAAGTGTCTGCTAACTGTTGTTGTGATGCAGTACCTAATGCTTCTTGTTGAGCAAGACCTGTTAAAGTTTGTTGAGTGGGTGCTACATAACCTGCTGCACCTACACCTTGATTATATAATTGACTAGCTTCAGATAAAATCTGAGCCAATCCTGGTTCTGCTGGTGCATAAGGTGTTACCTGTTGTTGTGTAGTGTTTCCTCCTCCGCCTGATGACATAATTTATTTCTCCTGTTTTATTTCTTTTTCTAAAACTACATGAGTTCTTTTGTAGTCAAAGACATTTAAAACTTTTTGCCAACCTGGTCTAGCAATTAGTTCCATCATTTTGCAACCTTCTTCTTTAGCAAAATTTTCTATCTTACTAATTAAGTGTTGCCACTTATTTCTTTGTCTGCCAGTCATTATATAGATATGACAAACTTTACCAAATTTTCTTTTTATCAATTCAGTTACTACAACACCAAAGTATTTATTGGCTGTAATCTTTTGTTCTTTATCCCATAGTACCCAAATTTGGAATTTTCCTTCTTTAGCAAGATCAAAAACAAAATCTGAATCGGTAAGTTGACTTGAGTATGCAAGAGCTGATTTAATATCCTTTTCAATCATGCTCCAAACTTTTTCAAGTTCTTGAATTGGTATTCGTACTAAATTCATAAATACATTAAAAAATACTTAAAAACAATATATAATTAAGCACTCTTTTCGTCAAATATTTCTACATAACTAACAATACCTGCTATGTTATTAGCAGATGCTGCTTGTAATTTTAAAGTATCTCCAGATTCTAAAACCATAGTTCCTTTGACAAGATTATCTACTGTTTTAGATGCAAGTGATATATGAGCTACTTCATGCTCTGCACCAGAATCTGAACTATCTGTAGCAAATGCCTCAACCTCAATATTACCTGTATGAATATTAGTTATTTGAATAGATTTTACTAAAGCGGTTCTGTCTGTAGGAACAGTATAAACAGTTGTTTTGTTTGTCGTTGTTAGATCAAACATTGCATTTTTATATATATTAGCCATTCTTAGGGTATTTTACCTTAACTGCTTTAATAGCTTCATAGAAATCAAAATATTGCGATTTTAAAGATGGGTTTTGATCTATTGAGTGCCACAACATATCTAGTTGATCTCCAATTTCAGGGTAACTATTTCTTCTTTGTTGTGCATAATCAGATTGTTCTGGCTCATTAGCCATCTCATTCATTTTAGCTTCTATGTCAGCTACTGGTATAGGTGTTGTTCCATTGTGCCATTCAATTTCACAAGTGTTAATATCATTTCCTCTAACAACAACTTCTGCGTTT